CTATACGCCATCGGCGAGCACGTACGGAGAGAACTGCACTACCTCCTCCCCGATCCAATCATTGATTGCCAGCAACCGGTCTTGCAGCGGCTTTACCTCGTTGCGTGCGAACACCATTGCCGCTTTCTCTACGTCGCCAAAGCCGCCGGTGTTGGATGGAATGATGCCCATAAGCTGCGGTGGCACGCGATGCGCTGCGAGCTGATCGTCGCGCGTCACGTTCTTGATGTTCCAAAACTCGTCCTTGGCAGCCACCTCTGACACCGGCAAGAGCTGAATCCCGTCCTTCTTGCCGTTGGGTGCGTACATGAACAGGTTGCGGAAGTTGCCCGGACCCTTGGCGCTCTTCATCGCCTCGCGCAGGCGGTCAACGTCTTCCTGGCTGTGCGCCGCGTCGGTCATGTACAGGATGAAACCCGCGTGTGCCCCGTTCTTGTAGTAGCGCCGGCGGAACAGCGTGGCCGACTCGTTGAGCCACGTGGCATTGAGCGCTGAGAGGTATTCCGGGAGCCCGTACACCTCCTGGTTGATGTCTGGCTCCTGCAGGTGAAAGATCGTGCCAGGCGCGAACTCATGCGGCTGTTGGTAGCTCTGCACAAAGTAATAGGTCGACAGGTCCAGGCCTCGCCTCATGTACTTCGCCAGGGCCGGCTGCAGCCCCATGCTGGAAGCGGCCCGACTGATGCGGTTTTCCAGGTAGGCATTGCCGAACACCTGCCAGTCGAGCACGAAGCGCTCGAACGCCTGGCGGGACAACAGCTTGTGCGGGATGAACGTGCTCACCAGGATGTTGCGCTTTACAAAGATGGCGGAGCTGTGATGCGCCGCCGCGCGGAACGAGCGCGCCAGACCATCGAGTGGCATCGGGGGCTCGAACCACTTGCCCATGCGCATGCATTCCACGTAGTCGAGCAGCTCGCGCCGGTCGAGTACTTCGATCGGATCGCCAAACGAAAAGGCCTCCGCGCGCGGCACGCGGTCGGTCTTTTGTTCGGCAGGCGCCTGGGCGTCGGCGACACGCCCGTGCGGGTTACTGGCGCCGGCGGCGCGGCGATTCTTGTTGCGGCTCATGAGAACTCCAAAATGCTGGTGTTGGTCGCGCTCGCGCCTTCGATCGGTTCGTTGGAAAGCGCATGCATGGTTGCCCACGCCAGGTCAGCGTGGCTGATCTCTTCGGAGCGGCCGGCCTGGTAGGTGACGCGGCCACCGCCGGCGGTGACCGTCTTCTTGATTGCCATGAACGACGCGGCCAGGTCGGACCAACCGGCGTCGAACTCCAGCCGGCCTTTACTGATCACGTCGTAGGCCTTCAGCACCAGCGCCGTCTTCACTTCGACGCTGTAGGTGTAACCTTTCGCATCGGGGCGAACCTTCGTCACGATCTTGTAGACCGCGTCACCGATGCCGGTTCGGTCGACGCCGATGTGCGTCACGTTGTAGCGCTCGCACACGCGCAAGATGGCCGCGGCCTGCTCTTCGTAGTCGATCCCCTTGAACTGGTGTTTCTCCAGCACGCGGAACTTGCCGCCCGGCACCAGCGGCGGCGCGACCACCACAAGCGCAGCGCTGTCTCCGCCGCCACCGTTGGGGTCATAGCCGACCCAGACTTGGCGGTAGCCGAACGGGCGCGGTGCGAACGGTCGGAAGTCGTCCCACACCTCCCAGCTATCCACCATGCCGCGCATGAGCAGTGACAGCGGAAACACCGACGCCGTGTCGTCCACGAACTCGCACATGAGTAGGTTGGCGTAGTCGAGGTCGCTGTACTCGCGCAGTAGCTGATCCAGATCGAACAGGTTGCAGCCGCCGCGCAGCGCGTCCTCCACCGTCACGATCTGACGCCACTGGCCGTCCGCGCATCGCATGCCATCACGCAACGCGGCATGGCTCACATCGAGCTTGATCTGCTTGTCCTTCGGCTTGCCCCGGTTGAAGAGCGTTCCTGACCAGAACGGATAGGCCTCGTGCGCCAAGCTGGAAGGTGTCGAGAAATACGTCTGCCGCCAGTGCTTGTGGATCGCCATGCCGGAGGCGACCTTGCGCAGCTCCTGGAAGCGCGGCACCCAGAAGTACTCATCGAAATACAGGTTGCCGTGATAGCTCTGGGCGGTGCGCGCATTCGTGCCTAGGAAGTACAGCGTGGCGCCGTTGGGCAGCACCAACGGATCGCCTTTCAGCTCGACGCCGGCGGCGTCCTTGGCGAACTGCACGATGTACTGCTTGAAGACGTGCGCCTGGGCCTTGCTAGCCGACAGGAAAATCTGATTACGCCCCGTGGTCAGGGCGTCGATGAAGGCCTCACGCGCGAAATACCAGGTGGCGCCGATCTGTCGCGACTTCAGGATGTTGCGGATGCGCGCGGCCCGGCCAGCGCGATACCACACGTCCTGGTAGCCGAACAGCGAGTCGTGGAACGCGTCGAGCAGCTTCTTCTGCTCTTCCGGGCTCACCGTGTTGCGCTCTGCCTTCTTCCGTGGCCCAGCATTGCGATTGGCCACCTTGGGGTTTAGGTCGCTCTCGTTGCCGCCGTCGCGGTAGCGCTCACGGCGCGCCAGGCTGTCGAGCTGCCGGCGCAGCAGATCGATCTCCTTGAAGTCGCGCCCCTCCTTCTTGTCCTTCGCGACCAGGCGCATCAAGCGCTCTTCGATCGTCAGCGCAACGCGTTCATCGGGCGTGGTGTCAGCCCACCCGTCGCGCCGCTTCCAACTGTGGATCGTCACCGGTTTGACGCCCAGCATTTCGGCGATGCGCGCCACGCGATAGCCCTGCCAGTACAGGGTGCGTGCGATGCGGCGCGGGTCCTTTTCCGGGTCGATCGTGAGAGAGGCAATGGCGGGGAGCGTAGTCATGACGCAACGCTACCGGCCCCGCGCGCGCGTGCCACGCGGCGCCTGTTGTGGCGCGGGTTTCCACAACATCAACGCGTTGCCCGCGTGGGTGTCCGGCGCTGAAATGGCAACACCACCGAACTACCCGGACACCGACCACAGAGGACACCATGCCCACCAAGTTTTTCCGCATTGCCACCGAAGGCGCGACGAGTGACGGCCGCGTGATCGACCGCGAGACGCTGGTCCAGATGGCGAAGAGCTACGACCCGAAGGTCTATACCGCCCGCGTCAACCTGGAGCACATCCGCGGCTATGACCCGGCTGGTCCCTTCAAGGCCTACGGCGACGTGGTTGCGCTGCGGACGGAAGAGGTGGACGGCAAGCTGGGCTTGTTCGCACAGATCGATCCCACCGAAGAGTTGGTGGCGATGACCAAGGCCCGTCAAAAAATCTTCTCGTCGATGTAGGTGCAGCCGAGCTTTGCCGACACCGGCGAGGCCTACCTGGTCGGTCTTGCCGTGACGGACAACCCTGCCAGCCTGGGCTGCGACGTGCTCAAGTTCAACGCGCAGGCGCCTGTGAATCCTCTGGCCGCGCGCAAGCTGGATCCCGCCAATCTGTTCACGGAAGTGGTCCCGGTCGAAGCCGATCTCTCGCAATCGGTATCTGCTGACCCCGCGCCTGTCCCGTCGCGCTTCGCCGACAGCATCAAGGCGCTCTTCTCCAAACAACGCAAGACGGACGACAGCACCGACGCACGCTTCGCTGACGCACAGGAAGCGATTCAGACCGTAGCGACACAGGTGCAGACCATGGGGGAGCAGGTCGTTGCGGGCTTCAAGAGCATCAACGACCAACTGGCCGCGCTGAAGACCCAAAACGATCAGCGCGACCAGGCCTTCAACACGCTGAAGAACGGTATGGAGACCACCCCGGCATTCACGTCACGCCCGCCCGCAACTGGCGGCGACGGCGCGGCCGACATCAAGACCGACTGCTGACCTGGCCACCGGACCCAGCACCACCACGAAGACCATCAACCGGAGTCAACACATGCGTAACAACACCCGCCGCCTCTACGATGCCTATGCGGCCGAAGTCGCGAAACTGAACGGCGTCGATCGCGTCGACGTGAAGTTCTCGGTCGAGCCGACCGTGCAACAGCGCCTGGAAGACAAGATCCAGGAATCCAGCGACTTCCTGAAGAAGATCAACTTCCACGGCGTGACCGAGCAAGAGGGCGAGAAGATCGGCCTGGGTGTCTCTGGGCCAGTGGCGAGCACGACCGACACCACCAAGCAGGATCGCCAAACGTCGGACATCTCCACGTTGGACGGTCGCAAGTACCGCTGCGAACAGACCAACTCCGACACGCACATCACCTACCAGAAGCTGGACGCGTGGGCCAAGTTCCCGGACTTCCAGACGCGGATCCGCGACGCCATCATCCGCCGCCAGGCGTTGGATCGCATGATGATTGGCTTTCACGGGGTGAAGCGCGCACCGACGTCTGATCGTGCCGCCAACCCGATGCTGCAGGACGTCAACAAGGGCTGGCTGCAGACCATGCGCGAGCAAGCGCCGCAGCGCGTCATGAAGGAGGGAAAGACCGCCGGCAAGATCATCGGCGGCGGTGCCGGCGGCGACTACGCCAACCTGGACGCTCTGGTCTTCGACGTGGTGAACCACATGATTGACCCGTGGTACGCAGAAGACCCGGAGCTGGTCGTGGTGTGCGGTCGCCAACTGCTGGCCGACAAGTACTTCCCGATCATCAACCAGTCCAACCGCCCCACCGACGCCCTGGCAGTGGACCTGATCGTCAGCCAGAAGCGCATCGGCAACCTGCCTGCCGTGCGCGTGCCGTACTTCCCGGCCAATGGTCTGTTGGTGACTCGCCTGGACAACCTGTCGATCTACTTCCAGGAAGGCAGCCGCCGTCGCACGATCGTGGACAACGCCAAGCGCGATCGCATCGAGAACTACGAGTCGAGCAACGACGCGTACGTCCTTGAAGACCTGGGCTGCGCGGCATCGGCCGAGAACATCACGGTGGCCGCGTAATGAGCAGCCCGGCCCGCAACCATTTCTTGCGGGCCTGCGCCGCCCGCGCGGCGCAGGCCGAGCAGGATTCGAATCCTTTGCAGAACGCATCTGGGTACGAACTCATGCTGGCGCAGCTCGGTGAGCACAAGCGCCAGCTCAAGCAGATTCAGTCGGTCGAGCGCAAGGCAGAGGCCAAGCGCCGGATGCTGCCGGAGTACGCGGCTTGGATGGAGGGAGTGCTACAGGCCGACAGCGGCGCGCAGGACGACGTCTTCATGACCGTGCTGGTCTGGCACATCGACGCGGGGCAATTTGCTGCTGCGTTGCCGCTGGCCGCTTACGCGATCCGCCACAAGCTGACGATGCCCGACCAGTACAAGCGCACCACCGCCTGCCTCATCGCCGAGGAGTTCGCCAACATGGTGCTCAAGGCGCCGGACGCAATCCGACCGGAGGACGCCGGCGCGCTCCTGGAACTAGAGGCACTGCTGAATGGCGAAGACATGCCGGACGAGGTGCGCGCCAAGCTCCACAAGGCACTCGGCTACGCGGTCAGCCAAGCCGGCACCGGCATGGATGGCGCCACGGCGACCGCGCTGCGAGAACAGGCACTGGTGCACCTGCGTCGCGCCCTGGAGCTGCACGACAAATCCGGCGTGAAAAAGGACATCGAGCGCATCGAGCGCGAGATCAAGAACGCAGCCACGACCGGCGCCCAGGAGGGCGACGGGAAGAGCTGACACCGAGCGTGACCCCGCGCATCAGGCGGCACGGGGCAGTCTTCCGGCGTGCCGCGAAGCCTTGCCCCGTCCACCGCCTCCTCATTCACATGACCCCATGTCTTCATTCATCGCAGCTGCACCCGTGCCCGCGCCGGCACAACCTGGAGGGGAGCCGATCGGCAACGACGGCTTCTTCCCCGATATCGACGTCGACCAGGCGTACGCCGCCATGCGCCTGGACGGCACCGTCACGCCGCAGCGCCTGCGCGCCTCGCTGGTGGAAGCGGTGATTTCGGTCAACGCCGAGCTGGAGGCCTGGAAGGCGGCGCAAATGTCGTTCGGCCGGTTGACGCTGGCCGACGTGCCGGCGCCCAAGATCGATGGCCGCAGCGCACACCTTCACCGCTACCACCGCGCCGTGCACTGCATGGCGGCCGCGTGGCTCATTGAGCGGTACCGGACGATCGACGCGACGGCCACGGGTGACCGCAAGGCCGAAGCCGAGAACCTGGGCGTCGATGACCTGCGCCGCGATGCGCGCTGGGCCATAAGTGACCTGATGGGTGTGAGCCGCACGACGGTGGAACTCATCTGATGCGCGTGCGAGCCATCCAGGGCGACACCGTGGACGCCATCTGCCAGCGGGTCTATGGACGCACGGCAGGCGTCACCGAGGCCGTCCTATTGGCCAACCCGGGCATTGCCGATCTGGGGCCGATCCTGCCGCACGGAACCGAACTCGACATGCCCGACATTTCCCCGCAGCCGGCCGTGCAAATGGTCCAGCTCTGGGACTGACCCCAAGGAACCCACATGGCTGAACCCATCTCCACCAGCTCCACCGCCACGCTCGCTGTGACGGGCGCCGGGGCGCTGTCCATCCTGCTGCCTGGCGTCGACCCGGGTGCCGTGCTTGGCGCCTTCGCCGGCGCTGCCGTCTTCGTGCTCAACAGCGGCGAACTAGGCACCGTTAAGAAGCTCGGCTTCCTGGCCGCGTCAATCGTGGCGGGCCTGTTGTCGGCGCCGCTGGCTGCGGCGCTCATCGCCCGGGCACTGCCCACCAACACGGAAGTCAGCCAAGCCGTGGGGGCGCTGGTCGCCTCCGCCGTGGTGGTGAAGCTGCTGCTGGCGCTGATCCGCCTGGCCGACAACAGCGACCGGCTGGGGGCCGTCTTCAAGGGCATCAGCGGCAGTAGCGGCACTAGCGACAAGGGAGGCAACCCATGAAAAACCTGTTCATCGTGCAGGCCGTGCTATGCGCGTTGATCGCGCTGCGCCTGCTGCTCTTCAAGCGCGAGGGCGCTGCGCACCGGCCCTGGGCGTCACGCCTCGCCTATGGCCTGGTGGTGCTCACGGGCGCCGTGACCATCGGCGTGCTGTTCGGCCGCTACGACTGGGCGCTGCTGGCGCAGAACGGCATCACGGCGGTTCTGTGCATCGCGGTCTTCGCGGTGCGCGGCAACGTGGTCGAGCTCTTTCGCATGGGCGGGACGGATTCGTCCTGCGTGGTGCGGTTTCTCCGGAGGTTGTCATGACGATTCTCAGACAAGGCAGCCTTGGCGCCGAAGTGCGCGAGCTGCAGCGCCTGCTGGCGGTGAAGGGCCTCAACGTGCCCGACACCGGCGAATACGGCCCGGAGACGGCCGCCGCCGTGCGGGCCGCGCAGGTGCGCTTTGGCCTGGTGGTCGACGGCATTGCCGGCCCCAAGACCCTGCAGGCGCTGCAGGACGGCGTACGCAGTCCGCGCCTGCTGACCGACGCCGACCTGATCGCGGCGGCTGACACGCTGGGCGTGCCGGTGGCGGCCGTCCGTGCGGTCAACGAGGTGGAGAGCCGGGGCAATGGCTTCCTGCCCGATGGCCGGCCCGTGATTCTGTTTGAGCGGCATGTGATGTATCGGCAGTTGCAGGACGCCGGCCGCGACGCGGATGCGCTCGCGCGCCAGTTCCCGAACCTCGTGAACCCCAAGCGCGGTGGCTACGTCGGCAAGGCGGGCGAGCACATGCGTCTCTCCCAGGCGATCGCCATCGATGAGGCCTGCGCGCTGTCGTCCGCGAGCTGGGGCTTGTTCCAGGTCATGGCGTATCACTGGCAGCGCCTGGACTACCGTAGCGTGCAGGACTTCGTGGCAACCATGCGCACGAGCGAGGCCGCGCAACTGGAGGCCTTCGTGCGGTTCGTAAAAGCCGACCCGGCGCTGCTCAAGGCGCTGCGTGCCGGCAAGTGGGCCACCTTTGCTTCTGGCTACAACGGCGCCGATTACAAAGCGAACCTGTACGACGTGAAGCTCGAGCGCGCCTTCGAGCGCTACCAGGCAGAAGAACCGGTGGCGGCATGAACCGCGCCGTCTTCATCGTCGTGCTGCTGGCCGTGGTTGCCGGGTTCGCCTGGTGGGCTAACGACAGCTACACCACCGCCGTCGATCGCGCCGAGAAGGCCGAGACCACGGCCAGTGCGCTGCGCACGCAGCTCAAGAACACCCAGAGCGCCACGGTCACCGTCACGCAGTACGTGGACCGTGAGCGCGTCATCCGCCTCAAGGGCGACACCATTGTGAAGGAGGTCCCCCGCTATGTTCCGATCGAAGCTGATGCTGCCTGCGCTGTGCCTCGTGGCTTTGTGCGGCTGCACGACGCCGCAGCCGCCGGCACAGTGCCAGATCCAAATCCCGGAGGTATTAATGCGGCCCCCTCGGGCGTTGCACTCTCTGCCGTCGCCAGCACCGTTGCCGGCAACTACACCGACAGCCTTGCCAACAGCGAGCAATTGAAGACGCTGCAGCAGACCTTGCGCGACCAGGGCGTGACGATCATCGGCGAGGCCAGCGCACCATGATGAAGGCCACCAGCCTGCGCGAGGCCTTGACGGCGGCCGTGCCGCACCTGGCCGCGCACCCCGATGCGCTGCACGTCTTTGTGGATGAGGGGAACGTGGTCGGTACCGGCGCGCGGTCGCTCGGCTTCGAGTATCGGTACACGCTGACGCTCATCGTGACTGACTACCCGCACAGCTCAGACACGATCGTCGTGCCCGTGCTGGCCTGGCTGCGCACGAATCAGCCCGACACCTTCACCAATCCCGACAAGCGCGAAGACGCCTTCAAGTTCGAGGCGGAAATTCTCAATCACACGACGGTCGACATCTCCATCAAGCTCAAGCTGACCGAACGGGTGACGGTCAAGGTGGAAGGCGCCGGCTACCAGGTGGAACACCACCCCGAGCCCGTCAACGCGGAGGATGATCCGGCGAGCTGGAGGCCTGCGTGAGCGGGCTGCATGAGCTCGATGCCTACCTGGCCGGTCTGCTGGCCAAGCTGGACGCCCCGCAGCGGCGCCTGCTGGGCCGCGCCATTGCGGTGGAGCTGCGCCGGCGGCAGTCTGCTCGCATTGCCTCGCAGCGCAACCCAGACGGAGCATCGTTCGAGCCGCGCAAGCCGCAGCTCCGCCATAAGCGCGGTAGCATCCGCCGTTCAATGTTCACTCGCCTGCGCATGGCGCGCTATATGCGCATTGAGACAGACCCAAACACGGCTGTCATCACGTTCGCTGGCACCGCGCTACGCATTGCGACCGTCCACCATTTCGGGCTGCGCGATCGGGTTAGCAAGAACGGCCTGACGGCCAAGTACCCTGCGCGCGAATTGCTGGGGCTGAGCGAGGGCGATATAGAGCGGATTTTTGAGTTGGTTCTTACGGCTGTCGCCCACTAGCTGTGGCGTTGTGAGCTTGGATATGGTCCAAAGACGGCCAGTGGAACGATTGCCAAAGCATCAATTCGCTTGGCACCTGATCGGCCGGTGCATCTCGCCAAAATGAACCATTCCAGCCATTCGGTCAGTCTTCGACATGTTGCGAGTCGCTGTTCGCCGGTCTGCCGTAGGAAGTTACTCACCATTGGCTGAGTGAGGCTGAACGAGATACGGGGGACGGCTTTATTGTTTCCATCTGTTATGACAGACCATTCTGCATGGACATCCAGGATGCTTGGCCGTTTCATCTCCATTTGCAGGACCGCCCCATCCGGAAGGGCTCGTGCGATTGCGCGATGGAGTTCAGCCAACACTGTTCCCAGTGTCGGATCGTCGCTTGCGATCCCCATGTCACATACTCCTGCGTTCGGCTTTTCGGTGTTGCACGATCACCTGAACATAGACCATTCATAGCGTTGCAAATAGATCTAAATCAGCCAAGTGCTCTTTTGACTGTTCAGGTAGGAGACGCCTTGTACCGGTGCTTGCTCGTCAGGGGGCGAAAGCTGCCAGTCGACGCCAGACGTTGTGAACGGCCTCCACACAACAACGATTGCGTGACCACCCCGCGCGCGCACGGCACGCTGCGGGTATGGATACCGCAGAACTCGCCCGCCTCTTAGAAAACCTCCTCCGCACCGGCCGCGTCGCCGAGGTGCGCCACACCAAGCCGCCGGCCGTGCGTGTGCGCACCGGTGGCATGACCACCACGTGGTTGCCCTGGTGCGAAGACCGCGCCGGCGGCACACGCACCTGGAACCCGCCAACCGTTGGCGAGCAGGTCGTGCTGCTTGCCCCAAGCGGCGACCTGGCCAACGGCATCGTGCTGTGCGCCATCCCCTCGGACAGCGCCGACGTGCCGAGCCACGACGGCAATCAGACCGTGACCCTGTACCCGGACGGTGCATGGACCGCCTACGACCACGGCGCGGGCCTGTTGTCCGTCCACGGGGTCAACACCGTGTTCCTGGAGGCCGCCACCAGCGTGCTGGTGAAGTGCCCCGACACCACCTTCGACGGTGACGTGACCGTCAAGGGCAACGCCACGGTCCAAGGGCTGCTCGCCTTCCAGAACGGTATTGCCGGCCAGGGTGGCGAGAACGGCAACGTCATCACGGGCGACCTCACACACCGGGACGGCAAGCTGTCGTCCAACGGCGTGGTGCTCGACAACCACGGTCACGGTGCCGTGCAGCGCGGTGGTGACTGGACGGAGGGCACCAAATGAGCGGCTTGAACACCGCCACCGGCCGCGTCATTCGTGACCTAGCGCACATCTGGCAATCGGTGCGCGACATCCTCACGACGCCCATCGGCTCGCGCGTGATGCGCCGCGATTACGGCTCGCTCATTCCCGAGCTGATCGACCAGCCGATGAACCCGGCCACGCGCCTGCGCTTGATGTCCGCATCCGTCTCGGCCCTGGTGCGCTGGGAGCCGCGCCTGCGCATCTCGTCGGTGCAGTTCTCCATCGACGCAGAGGGCGCCGCCGTCATCGACATCGATGGCGAGCGCATCGACGGGCCGCGACGCGAAACCGTGCGCAATCTCACCATCCCGCTGCGAGGCTGACCATGGGCGCCCTGATCGACCTCTCGCAACTGCCGCCACCCAACGTGGTGGAAGCGCTCGACTACGAAACAATCCTTGCCGAGCGCAAGGCTGCGCTGATCGCACGCTACCCCGCCGACAAGCAAGCCGAGATTGCGGCCGTGCTGGCGCTCGAATCCGAACCGCTGACCAAGTTCCTGCAGGAGTCCGCCTACCGCGAGCTGTTGCTGCGCCAGCGCATCAACGAAGCCGCCCGCGCGGTGATGCTGGCCTATGCCGAACGGGAAGACCTGGAGCACATCGCCGCGCTCTTCGGGGTGCAGCGCCTGGTCATCAAACCGGCCGACCCGATCGCCGGGACACCAGCCGAGATGGAGAACGACACCGACCTGCGCCTGCGCGTGCAGCTCGCGCCGCAGTCGTTCTCGGTCGCCGGCCCGGAGGGCGACTACCGCTCGCACGCCCGCGATGCGGACGGCCGCGTTCTGGATGCGTCAGCCACCAGCCCAAAGGAGGGCGAGGTCCGCGTCACCGTGCTCTCGCGTGAAGGCGACGGGACGGCCACGCCCGATCTGCTCGCCAAGGTCGAAGCCGCCTTGCGCTCGGAAGACATTCGGCCGCTGACCGACTACGTGACCGTGCAGTCGGCTGCGATCCTTCCCTACGATGTGGTGGCGATCCTCCACCTCTTCCCTGGGCCTGACTCCAGCGTCGTGGTGGCCGAAGCGCTCAGGCGCTTGGCGATCTACGTGGAGGCCTGTCACCGACTGGGCCGCGTGGTCGCCCGCTCGGGGCTGGACGCTGCGCTGCACGTCGCCGGCGTCGAGCGCGTCGAGCTGCTGTACCCGGCCGAGGACATCCGCGCCGATCTGACCCAGGCCCCGTACTGCATTGGCGTCGATGTCAAAACGGGAGCCCAGCGTGCGTAGCTTGTTGCCACCGAACGCAACGGAGCTGGAGCGCAACGCCACGGCCGTTGCCGGCGTCATCAGCGATCTGCCAGTGCCGCTGCGCACCCTCATCGACCCGGACACCATTCCCGCGCACCTGCTGCCGTGGCTGGCCTGGCACCTCGGCATCGACGCCTGGAAGGACTACTGGCCCGAGCAGGTCAAGCGCGCCCGCGTGCGCGCCGCGATCCCGATCGCGCGCAAGAAGGGCACGGCCGCAGCGGTGCGCGAAGTCGTGGCGTCCTTTGGCGGCAACATCGCGCTGCGCGAGTGGTGGCAGATGGAGCCCAAGGGGCGGCCGTACACCTTCGAGCTGGTGATGACGGTCAGCGAGCGCGATGACATCCCGTCGACGGCGGATTTTGTGGCGGACATCGTGGCCGAGATCGACCGCACCAAGCCCGTGCGCGCGCATTACACGTTCACCCAGGGCTTCAACCGACGCGGAGGCATCGGCGTTGCCGCCGGTATCCGCCCCGCCCTCTACGTTCGCCTTTCACTCACGGATGCCTGACATGGCTGGAGCACTTCTCAACATCACCGACGCGGGTCGCGCCGCACTCGTCAGCAACGACCACACCGCCACCAAGGTGTGCCGCGTCATGCAGATTGGCCTGGCCAACGCCCCCTTCCAGTTCGACCCCGGCATGACGGTCATGCCCAATGAGATCAAGCGCGTCTATACGATGGCGGGCGAGAACGTGGCACCCGACACGATCCACGTCACAATTCGCGATGACAGTGCGGATCAGTTCACGCTTTACGGCTTCGGCCTGTACCTGCAGACCGGTGTGTTGCTGGGCGTGTACTGTCAAACCACACCCATCATGGAGAAATCCCCGATGGCCATGCTGATGTTGGCCGCCGATGTGGTGTTCAAGACGCTGGATGTGACTTCGCTCACGTTTGGCGATGCCAGCTTCAGCAACCCGCCGGCGACCACCGAGCGCCAGGGCGTGGTGGGATTGGCGACCCGGCTGCAGACCAGCGTGGGATTGGACACACAGCGCGCGGTGACACCCGATGGGCTCAATGCGCGCGTGGCCACGGAAGAGCGCACAGGTCTCGTGCAGCTCGCCACGGATGCCGATGTGAAGGCGGGCAAGGACGACACCAAGGCTGTCACGCCGAAGAAGCTCGGGGACCAGCTCGTCAAGAAGGCCGAGCTGGCCGGGTCCAACAAGCAGGCCTTCGCCGTGGCGCAGGCGAGCGCCGTTGAGCACGCGATCCCGCTCGGCCAGGCAGACGAACGCTATCCCACGCCCGCGTCCGTCAAAGACGCCAAAGACACGGCCACCGATGCGCTGACGACGGCCAAGGCGGCGTTGCCCAAGGCGGGCGGCGAGATGACCGGCATCATCGACATGGTGGGTTCATCCAATGAGCTGCGCTTTACCGACAGCCAGCAGCCGATCACCCTCGGGCGCTTTCGCATGGTGTCGTCCGGCCGCGCGCTTATTGTTGATCGCAACACGGCGACCAACGGCAACTTCTCCACGTTCCTGCGCCTGTTGCAGATCGACGGGATGGGCAGCGCCTCGCTCCCGGGGACGGTCAACGCGGGCGGCGTCAAGACGCAGACGGGCGTCAACCTGCCGCCCTACAACAACGACGGCAAGGGCTTCCTGGAGTTCGGGGGCGACACCGTCCTCTGGCGGCTGTTCAGCTCGGGCGCGACCGGCGACCTGGTGCTGAACACGTACAACACGAACGGCACCAACAAGGCGCAGCCGCTGTTCATCAATTGGTCCACCGGCCAGACCACGTTTGGCGCGCGCCCGAGTTTCGCGGGGGCTGTGCCCTGGGATTCAGACAACCTCAAGGCACCGCTGACCGCAGAAGGCGGCGCGCTCACCGCCAATAAAGGCCTTACGTTCGGCGTCGGCTATGGGCGCTCGGCGCTGGTCGTCTCATCCAACGGCACGGACTCCATCGGTGGTGCCTTTGCCGATTGGAACGGCAACCGCACGCCCGCCCTACAGGTCGATACCCCGAGCAACGTCGGCGCGTATATGGGTATCCGCTGGACGCAGTGGGGCGTGCGCCACCTTGCAGCGATTGACTGCTACGCGGGTGGTAGCAATCTCTCGCAACCCTACGTTTCGATCCATGTTGGCACCACGCAGCATGCTCTCTCGATCAATGGAGCCGGCGAGCTGGTCACCAAAGGGGCCATCAAAGCCGGCGGAGATGGCGCCGTTCTGGCGACGAATGGCAACGTCTACATGTCGTGGGCCGGGCAGTGGCTCTCCGAGTACCTCACGAACCTGAACAACGGCAAAGCCGCGAACGGTGCGCAGTGCCAGTGGGCCAGCGGCATCGCGGAATTCGGTTCCGTCCCGACCGGTGAATCGGGCGGCACGGCCGACCTGCCCGCACCGTGGGTCCTGGTCGGCCTGCGCAACACCTTCTATCGCCTCTACCTGCGCGCCGCGTGGCTGCGCAACCAGTGATACCGACACCATGCTCACTCACGACGAACTGATCTATTGCATCCAGCAGCAGTACCCGGAAGCCGTCCACGGCACCAACCTGTGGGTCCTGCAGATGATCGACCCCAAGACCGGCAAGCAACAGAAGGATGCCGAGATTTACGAATGGAAGCTCGGTACGCCAGCGCCCACCGCCAGCGAGCTGCAGGCGCTGGTCAAGAAACACGGCGCAGCAGCGCGCGCGTATGTGGCCGACCTCAATGCTCGCAACGAGCGCGACCGGCGCTTGAAGGCGGCCGATACGCTGGTCTACAAGGCGATGGACACGGGCGATATGGAACGCATGCGCCTCGCTGGCCAGTACCGCCAGGCACTGCGTGACGTGACGACGCTGCCGGGCTTCCCCGATGCATTCGAGTGGCCGCAGGTGCCCGCAGGCCTCGCGGACCTCCTGCCGACCAACACCTAAACCTGCTGGCGGTTCCTTCTTGTTGTAGCGGCTCGCCGCACAACAGCGCGCGCGGGACATCCTCGCGCGCGCGCTGCATTCTTGGCCGGGACACATCCATCGTCGGACCCACCCGGAGGAATGCATGCCCACCGACTACCACCACGGCGTACGCGTCGTTGAAATCAACGAGGGCACTCGCCCCATCCGCACCATCGAGACCGCCGTGGTCGGCGTCGCTTGCACGGCCGATGATGCGGACATCGCCACCTTCCCACTCGACAAACCGGTCCTGCTCACCAACGTGCAGGCCGCTATCGGCCGCGCCGGCACCAAGGGGACGCTGGCGCGCACGCTGCAGGCGATCGCCGACCAGACCAGCCCGCTGACCGTCGTGGTGCGTGTGGCGGAGGGCAAGGCCGAGAACGAGACCAACAGCAACCTCATCGGCACCACCACCGCCGAGGGGCGCTTCACGGGCCTGAAGGCGCTGCTGGCCGCGCGCAACCAGTTGGGCGTGACGCCCCGCATTCTGGCAGTGCCTGGGCTCGATACGCTGCCGGTGGCCACGGAGCTGGCCAGCATCGCGCAGAAGCTGCGCGCGTTTGGTTATGTGAACGCCGCAGGCTGCGCCACCAAGGAAGAGGCGACCACCTATCGGCAGAACTTCTCCGCGCGTGAGCTCATGATGCTGTGGCCAGAGTTCGTCGGCTGGGACACGGCCGCCAACGCCGAGCAGACACTCTGGGCCACCGCGCGTGCCGTGGGCCTGCGCGCCAAGATCGACAACGAAACCGGCTGGCACAAGACGCTCTCCAACGTGCCCGTCAACGGCGTGACGGGCCTCTCGCGCGACGTCTATTGGGACCTGCAGAACCCGGCCACCGATGCGGGCTATCTGAACTCGCACGACGTCACGACGCTGATCCGGCAAGAAGGCTTTCGCTTCTGGGGCTCCCGCACGTGCAGCAACGACAAGCTGTACGCCTTCGAGAACTACACACGCACGGCACAGGTGCTGGCCGACACGATGGCCGAGGCGCACCTGTGGGCCATCGACAAACCGATGACGCCGTCCTTGGTGCGCGACATCGTGGCCGCCATCAACGCGAAGCTGCGCAACCTGGTGCGCAACGGCTACCTGCTCGGCGGCGAGGCCTGGTACGACCCGGCCGTGAATGACAAAGACTCGCTCAAGGCCGGGAAGCTGGCCATCGACTACGACTACACGCCGGTGCCACCGGTGGAAGACCTGACCTTCCGCCAGCGCATCACCGACCGATACCTGATGCAGTTCGCCGACGCCGTGAAGGCGGCTTGAGCGCCACCCATCTGAGAAGGAATCACCATGGCACTTCCCCGCATCCTGAAACACTTCAACGTCTTCGCCGATGGTGTGACACACGCCGGCGAGACCGAAGAAATCGACCTGCCCAAGCTCACCCGGAAGGTCGAGGAATACCGCGCCGGCGGCATGAACGGCCCGGTCGAGATCGATCTGGGCAACGACAAGCTGGAGATGGAAACCACGTATGGCGGCCTGATGCGTGAAATCCTCCAGCAGTACGGCACGACCACCATCGACGGCGCGATGCTGCGCTTCGCCGGCGCCTACCAGCGCGAAGACTCCGGCGAGGTCGATGCCGTGGAAATCATCGTGCGCGGCCGTCACACCGAGATCACCTTCGGCAAGGGCAAGGCGGGCAGCAAGGACCCCTTCAAGGTCAAGTCCTCGCTCACCTACTACAAGCTCACCGTCAACGGAGAAGAGTGGATCGAGATCGACCACGTGAACTTCATCGAGCGCGTGTTCGGCAAAGACCGCCTGGCCGAGCAGCGCAAGGCTATCGGCCTCTGATCGCTTCACCACACTGCGGCCCGTCCGGTACGGGCCGTTCACCCTGACTGACCTTTCAAAGCCAAGACCACCATGGACCAACAGACCACCACCATCACCCTGGACAGCCCCCTCAAGCGCGGCGAGCAGGACATTGCCGTCATCACGGTGCGCAAGCCCGGCTCGGGCGAGCTGCGCGGCGTAAGCCTCATGGACCTGATGCGCATGGATGTGACCGCACTGCACACCGTGCTGCCGCGTATCACCACGCCGACACTCACCACGGCCGACGTGAGCAAGCTGGACCCAGCCGACCTGGTGAAACTCGCCAGCGAGGTGACGGGTTTTTTGCTGCCGAAGGAGGCCCGCGAGGACGGCTACCCGAGCGAATCGAAGACGCCGCAGCCGACGTTGCAGTGATGTTCGGTTTCCGCCTGGAGGAGCTGTACGCCATGGGCGTCATGGAGCTGATGGAGTGGCGCGAACGCGCCCGCGAGCGTAGCGAGGCCCAGGAATGAGCGACGCACGCCGCCTGCGCCTGGAGGTCGTGCTGCAGGCCGTGGACCGTGCCACCCGGCCGGTGCGCGACCTGCTCAAGGCCAACAACGAGCTGGCCCGCTCGATGAAGGCCACGCGCGACCACATGAAGGCGCTGGAGCGTGCGCAAGGGCTCACCGAGCAATTCGGCAAGCTGCGCGGCAGCATCCGCGAGACCACCACGGCGTTGCGGGAAGCGCGCGAGCGTGTTGGCCGGCTCACCCAGGCGGTGCAGGCGGCCGACTCGCCCAGCGCCCGCCTCACGCAAAACCTCGGCAAGGCCACGGCGGAGGCCGAACGGCTGACCCGGAAGTTCCAGGCGCAGCGCGCCGAGCTCGTGGAGGTCCGCCAGCGCCTGCAGGACGCCGGGCGCGGCACCCAGACCATGGCGCAGTACCAGGAACAGCTACGGACGGCGACAGCCGCTGCCACGCATGCCCTGGCCGAACAAGACGCGCGCCTGAAGGCCCACAACGCCCGGGCACGCGCCCAGGCCGCCACCCAGCAGACCGCCGACAAGATTCGCGCTCGCGCCGGCAACCTGGCCGGCGCCGGCGCGGGCGCCTCGGTGGCTGGTATGGCGACAGGCGCCCCGATCTGGAAGGGCATCGGCGAATCGAAGCACTACGAGCTGGAGAAAGCACGCATCGGCGCGCTGGGCCTGGGTGACGCCGCGACCCAGGAATCGATCGCATTCGCCCGTCAGATGAAGGCCTACGGCGTGAGCCAGGTCGACAAGGCCGAGCTGATGCGCGACGCCGTGTCTGTGTTTGCCGATGCGCACCACGCGGAGATGGTGCTGCCCACGCTCGCCAAAATGAAGTTCGCCAACAAGGCCGTCTTCGGCCAGGCGCAGGGAGAAGACAACGAGCGCATGTTCCTGGACCTGCTCAAGGTGGTGGAGCTGCGCGGCGGCCTCTCAAGCCCTGAAGAGTTCAAGAAGCAAGCGGACATGATTCAGCGCGTCATCACCGCCACTGGCGGCCGCGTGCAGTCCGACCAGTGGCTGCAGGTCATCAAGCGCGGCGGCCTGGCGGCCAAGGGCATGGAAAGCGAATCGTTCTTCTACGCGCTGGAGCCTCTCGTGCAAGAAATGGGCGGCAACACGGTCGGCACGGCCATGATGAGCGCGTACCAGAACCTGTACCAAGGCAAGACCACCAAGCGGACGTTGGGCAATCTGGACCGCCTGGGCCTCATCGCTGATCGCAGCAAGGTCAAGGAAGACAAGGCCGGTCAGGTCTCGTTCATGGACCCGGGCGCACTCAAGGGCGCGGACGTGTTCCGCAAGAGCCAGTTCGAGTGGTTGGAAACCGTGCTGCTACCGACGCTCGCGGAGAAAGGCATCACGGGCCGCGACCAGGTGCTCGACGCGATTGGCGGCATCTTCTCCAACCGCACGGCGTCCAACCTGATGGCGCAGATGTACCTGCAGCGCGACCAGATTCACAAGAACATGCGCCTCAACAAAGGCGCGGACAGCATTGACCAGCTCGACGCCCGGGCCAAGGCTTTGCCGCAGGGCAAGGAAGCGGAGGCACTCGCCCGCGTGCACGACCTCCAGAAGGAAATCGGCGAGAAGGTGCTGCCGCTGTACGCCAGCGCCTTGGAGTGGGTGGCGAAGGCGGCGGACGGTGTGATGAAGTTCATGCAGGAGAACCCGGGCCTGGCCAAGGCCATGGCGATAGGCGTCGGCACCCTGGCCGCCGCGCTTCTGATCCTCGGCCCGATCATGCTGTCCATTGCCTCGGTGCTGGGGCCGTACGCCATGCTGGTGCTGATCATGGGCAAGGTCGGTGGGGTGGGCGGCATGTTGTCGGGCGTGCTGCAGGGCCTGGCTACTGCCTTCACGTGGGTGATGCGCGCGGTCGGGCTGCTGGGCCGGGCGCTGCTGATGAACCCCATCGGCCTGGCGGTGACGGCCATTGCCGTGGCCGCCTACCTGATCTACGAGTATTGGGAGCCGATCAAGGGGTTCTTCCTGGGGCTGTGGGGCCAAGTCAAAGAGGCCTTCAACGGCGGCATCGTCGGCGTGGGGGCGCTGCTGCTCAACTGGTCGCCCCTGGGCCTGTTCCACGCTGCCTTTGCCACCGTGCTGCAGTGGTTCGGGATCGATATGCCGGCCAAGTTCACCGAGTTCGGCACCAACATGATTCAAGGCCTGGCCAACGGCATCAAGGGCGCCATCGGCTGGGTGGTGGATGCGGTGAGCGGCGTGGCCGATCGCACCATTGGGCTCTTCAAGGAGAAGCTGGGCATTCACTCCCCAAGCCGCGTGTTTGCGGCGCTCGGTGGCTTCACCATGGCGGGCCTGCAGGAAGGGCTTGCCGATGGCCAGAATGGACCGCTGGGCACGGTGCAGCGCATGGCATCAAAGATGGCCGGCATCGGCGCCGGCATTGCGATCGGCAGCGCGCCCGCGATCGCTGCGCCTGTGTCGTTTGACACCCGGCCGCCGCTCACTGCCAGCGTTGGCACCACCGCAGCGCCGGCAGCCGCGGCGCCCATCACCATCAACATCTACCCGGCCGCCGGCGCTGACCCGCAGGCCATTGCACGCGCGGTGCACGACGAGCTGCGCAAGATCGAGAACCAGAACGCAGCGCGTGCGCGCTCGCGTCTTGCTGACAGGGATTGACGACATGATGATGGCGCTGGGGCTGTTTGTGTTCAGCCTGGATACGGCCCCGTATTCCGAGTTTCAACGCCAGGTCGGCTGGCGCCACCCGGGCAACGCTCGCGTCGGCCGCCGGCCGTCACACCAGTACACCGGCCCGGACGACGAGACCATCACGCTGTCCGGCCGGCTCATGTCGGAGCTAACCGGCGGCGACCTGACGCTTGCCGTGCTGGAGCTCATGGGCGACACGGGCGACGCGTACACCCTCATCGAGGGCACCGGGCGCTACTACGGCCAGTTCGTCATCGACAGCCTGGACACGAAGAAGTCGTACTTCTTCCAGGACGGCAAGGCGCGCGCGTGCGACTTCACCGTGAAGCTCACGCGCGTGGATGACGGGCTATTGTCCAAGATCGCCTCGACTGTCACCAAGGCGCTGCTGTGATTGAAGAACTGCTCACGGGCGGCCGCGAGCCACGCCCGATCTATCGCCTGAAGGTGGGCAACAAGGACGTGACGGGCCGTTTCCAGAATCGGTTGATCGAGCTGACGCTCACCGACAACTGCGGCTTCGAGGCGGACCAGCTCGACATCGAGCTGGACGACAGCGACGGCTTGCTCGATCTGCCCGAGAAGGGCGTGCGTCTGTCGCTCTCGCTTGGCTGGGCGCATTCGGGCGTGGTGAACAAGGGCACGTACAAGGTGGATGAGCTGGAGCACACCGGCCCGCCCGATCGCCTCATCATCCGCGCACGCAGCGCGGAGCTCGATGGCGGCCTCACCACCCGCCGAGAAAACTCCTATGTCGGCAAGACAATCAGCGACGTGGTGCAGGCCATCGCCCTGCGCAACAAGTTCACGTGGCTGGTGGGCAAGAAGCTGGCCGACCAGTTGATTGCGCACGTCGACCAGACCGGCGAGTCGGACGCGAACTTCCTGTCACGCCTGGCGAAAGAGTTTGACGCGATCGCCACCGTGAAGAACGGCACGCTGCTCTTCATTCCCGCCGGCGAGCCGACCAGTGCGTCGGGCCTGACGCTGCCGACCGTCAGCATCACGCGGGCGTCGGGTGACACCCACACCTTCAGCATTGCCGATCGGGAGAACTACAACGGCGTGAAGGCCTTTTACCAGGACACGCGCGCCGGCGTGCGCGGCGAAGTGGTCATTGATGCGTCCAATGCCACGGTTGTGAAAGAGAAGCCCACGCCCAAGGGCAAAAAGAAGCCCGAGACCGTGCAGGCCAATCCGAACCCGGACAATGTGAAGGTCCTGCGGCACACGTACGCGTCGAAGTCCAACGCCGAGCGGGCGGCCCGCAGCGAGTGGCGCAAGATTCAACGCGGTGTGGCGAGTTTCACCATCACGCTGGCGCGTGGCCGGGCCGAGTTGTTTCCTTCGCTGCACGCCAAGGTGAGTGGCTGGAAACCGCAGATCGACAACACCGGCTGGTCGGTCGGCCGCGTCGTGCATCGGCTCAACGGCAACGGTTACACCACGACGCTGGAGCTGGAGATCAAGCCGGAAAAGCTGGAAGAAGTAGGTACGCCCGAAGCATAACGTTTTGCGCACGCGCAAAAAAAATGCGCCCTGCACGAGCGCAGGCGCTCCGGGGGCGCGCCTCAAACGCTGGGGGAGCACAGACCTTCCCTGGCGTTCAAGCAGTGTGATCCTTCCGGCGGGAAGCAGAATCCGCCATTTGAGGTAGGAATCGCTCCCTATTTCGCAGGATTGTCGCTGACCGCGTCTCCAGGCCATTTCGGAATTGAACGCGTCGGGGGCGCTCGAATAATATGTTGGTATGGGCGAGCCACGATCTGGGAAGGTTACATAGTGTTGTACCTCCGATACGGTACTTTCTCCCCACAAGCTGCCGAACGCACTCGGGTGCCGCCAAGTTCTTGCCAACAAACCCGCTTACTGTATATTTCGCCGGCAGACATGCCACCCACCCGGTGCTTGTCTATTCAGCCCGCTTCAAGCGGGCAATTTTTTTGTGCGAAGCCGCTGGGTCTGGTGCTTGAAGTCGCTGCGGGGTGGTGACGTGTAGGACCCGTTTGCGGGCTCCTGGAACCCATATCACGAGCTGGCACTACGCCGCTTGGCGGCTTCTTCTGCGGGTTCCCAGAATGCGACGCCACCGGCAGGCGACGGCGCGCAAACATAGAGCTGGCTGTCCGCCATCCGGGCGACACCGCCAGGCGAATGAGCCTTGCCCTCGTGATGACACAAGCTGCCTTGCAGCGTGAGGGTGGGGTCGGATGCGGGTCCGCTGGCGATCGTCATGTACGTAGCGACGGCCGATGCCATCAACGCCAACGCGCTGGTGGCAATCACCCACAGACGCATGCGCGTTTGCTGTTGGTGTGCGACGGCGCAGCTTGAACACTGCGCCAGTCGATTCATACGACCTTCCATTGCGAGGGACCTGGCATCGTTCATTGCCGCGCCGTGGTGGTGAATGTTGATCACGTTGCTTGTCTGGTTATTGGCTGTTGCCCCGTCGTGCGTGGCGTTGCCAGCGACAACCAGACCTGCATCCCCCTCAACTGATATGTGCTTCTCTTGCATCGGTTGTTGTTGTCATTGACCGCCCCGTGGCCGGGCGTTGAATACCGCCTGCAAGAACGCTCCCCAAAAACGAAAAGGCCCGCCGAAGTCATTTTCTAGTGGCGGGCCTCCCTACTTACCTGTCCTGCATGGCGATGGCGCGCACGCGCATCGCTCGTTGTTAGCGCTTCTTCTTTCCCTTGCTCATATCGATGCTGACAGGGCCTGTCTGGTCGCCTTCAAAGTACTGGCCGACGTCGCCGCCGACGCGAATAGAAGCGCCCGACACCGGCTGCTGAAGTCCACTCAACGCGCCTAGCGCCGCCTGCTTTCCGCGCGGATCTAACGCGCGATACGTGGTGAGGCGTTCTTGCTCGTCAGGCTGCAACGTGGCGCCAGACAGCTCGCCAAACAGCACGTAGCCAACATCTACTCCTGCCTTTGCAATCTGCACCAGGTAGTCCGCGTCAGGTCGGCGCAAGTCGCTCTCATAGTTGCCCTGAGCGTTCTTGTGGATGTTGGCAAACTCCGCAAATTGAGATTGGCTATGCCCGAGCCGTTTTCGCTCTTCACGCAAGCGGGTGCCAATGGTCGTCATTTGTGTGTTCAATTCTTTGACATACACACAAACGTGTGCATAATGGTGGTGTTGTGATTCACTAACCGCTCAAAGTATATCGCCATGACTTTCCCCAAACGCCCCCGTTCTCGGGCGCCCCGGGGTGTGTGCTCAGACGACCGAATTCAAGTTGCCCTGATGCCAAACGAGTTGCGGGCGTTCGACGCACGGGCGGAGCGCGATTGCATCTCCCGTTCAGCCTTGGCTCGCTTGTTCATCCTTCTTGCTATGGGCGTCGACCCGGAAAAGCCTACGCCGCCCTCCAGACAACGTCACACAACTTCGATTGCGGAGGATTGAACGATGCGGCCGCCTCAATTGATCGAACACGCTTTGCGCCGAGCGCTGTCCGGCCCTAAGCGTCAGGAAGTAGCGCAGGCGCTCGGCTGGGACAACTCGGCCATGAGCCGTTTCCTCAACGGCGACCAAGGCGTCACCATCGACAAGATCGATACGCTCGTCCGGTTGGTGGGCTACATCCTTGTCACCTGCAAATATCTGGATGCCGTCGCCACTCTTGGTGAAGTCGGCATGTCTTGCGAGTGTGCCCGGCAAGGTCTGGGCGAATGCGGGAGGACCTCCCAATGATGATCAAGTGCCCGCACTGCGGCACGCGTATGCACGTCCGCACAAGCCGTGAAGTGACCCTGCTATCGCGCGAGTTGTACGTGCAATGCCCCAACGTGGAATGCGCCTACACGTGCAAGGCCATTCTCTCCGCAATCCACACGATCGCACCGAGCATGAAGCCGAACCCCAAGGCTTATCTGCCGGCGGGCCGCACCCGCCTGCTGCTCGACAACCCGCTTCAGCTCGACCTGCTGAACGGCTGACGGCCTAGCTGTCCCCCCCTTCCCCTCGCGTCCGCTTTCGCGCCTCTCACGGCGCGAGGGGCTTCTTTTGCCCAAAAAACAGGAGTTTCAGCATGCAATACCTTCACAACGATGCCGTTCTCGCGTTTGAAAACATCGAGTTTGATGTAGTGGATTTGCACAACGTGCCGTGGCTAAGGGGGCCCCAGATCGGGGCGGCCTTGGGGTATTCGAACGACCCCGCCAAAGACGTACGCAAGCTCTACGACCGCAACTCCGACGAGTTCACCGACGAGATGACGCAGGTGGTCGACCTGCACACCGCCGGCGGCCGTCAGCCGGTACGCATCTTCAGCCCGCGCGGCTGTTACCTGCTCGGCATGCTGGCGCGCACTGCGCGCGCGAAGGCCTTCCGCGTGTGGGTGCTTGATGTATTGGAAGGGCGGTTGCCTCCGCGCCGGGTGGGCACGCTCACCATGCCGCAACAACTGGCCGCGCTGCGGTATCCGGGCGTGCTGGTCAAGGAGCTTGCCGCCGCTCGATCGCTTGCGGTGGCGATGGAGCTTTACGCCAACCTCGTACACATATCGCGGCCGTTGGGCATTCAGGCGCTGCCTATCGCCACGCTCGCTCCGATCGTGTCGCAGGGCAAATTGCCCGGCGTTGCTTGATGGAAGCAGCTATGCGACAGCCCGTTGTCTTCATCGTGCGCCTTACCGCCGCAAACGGTGGGCGTCATCGCTACCTGGTCATCGACCGATCCAGCATCGGCGCCACTCTGCAGGTCCTCGCCCGCACGGGCATCGAGCCGCGAGCCGTATCCGCCCGCCCCGCCAAGGGAGGTGCCTGATGCTCGCGCTCATCAATCTGTGGATGGTGCTCACTGCGCTGGTGTCAGTTGCGCTGCTGAACTACTCCGGCCGCACGCAACGTTGGGGCGCTCTGGTTGGCCTACTCGGTCAGCCGGCCTGGCTGTACCTGACCCACGTCACCGGCGAGCCCGGCATGTTCACCGCCAGCCTCTTCTTCACCGTCTGCTACGGCCACGGCGTGTGGCGTGGCTTCTTGACCCGCGCCCGCCATGGCTAGGCCCGACATCACAGAAGACGATGTGCGCTGGACGCACCGCTTCATGGGCATCCCCACGCCCTATGAGGCCATGTCTGCGCTTGTGCGCAGGACCGTCGAATCGGCTGCCAGCGCACTCGCCCCAAGGCTCCGTTGGCCTGCTGCCAAGACACAGGCCGTGGACTTTAAGCGCCGCGCCGCCGGTGACTTTGACGACTGATTTCTGCTCTTGCATCACCATGAACAATCGCTTCCCTTTCAATATCAACACCGACGATTTGCCCCGTATGACCGACCAGGCCGTCGCCATGTCCTGGTACATCGTCCAAACGTGGCCGGGCGCGTTCGGTGACGCTGCCCTCTGTGACCTGGTGGAGCGCATCGGCCACGAGATCGTCAACCGGTGGCTGCGCGGTGCCCCCATTCCTGTCTGGCGACGCTCCGGCCGTGACTATTACTACGCCGAGCTGTCCCGCTTCGCGCGGTGGGATGGCATGCGGTGGGTGGCGCTCGATGTGGCGGCAGCCGATGCAGCTTCTGTTGTGGGTGACGTGTAATGGCTTCTATCGACGAGCTGAAGCAGCGCATCGACCTGCACGACCTGGCCGAAAGGCTGGGCATCAAGCGCGGCCCGGGTGGCGACAAGGCGCTCTATCACTCACCGCTGCACGCCGACAAGAACCCGTCGCTGTCCATCTTCGTCAACCACCCGACGCACGGTACGGGCTGGAAAGACCACAGCTCGGGCGAAGGCGGCTCCTGCATCGACCTGGTGATGCTGGCGCACGGCTGCGACGTGTCGGAGGCGGTGAAGTGGCTGCACGACGCCTACGCCATTCCGCGTGACGTGCCCACGGGCCAGCAGGAACGCCGCGAGAAGTCCAAGGCCGAGTACATTGCCGATCGCTGTCTCGCAGACCGCGAGCACGCCCGCGAGTATTTGAAGGGCCGCGGCATTTCGGATGCGGCCATCGATGCCGCTTTCCGCGCGCGTACGCTGGGCTACAACGCTTGGACCTGCTCACGCCTGCAGCCAGGAGAAGTCGGCTACGGCGGGCCTGCGGCCGCGTTCATCGTCAAGTCGCTCAACACCAGCCAGGTGGTGGCCGTCGACATGCGTTATCTGGACCCCGCGCAGAACGGCAACGTCAAGACGCAGAGCCAGGGAGAGAAGACCGGGCACGGCTGGACCTCCGACCCCGCGCGCCTGGCGCGTGCCCGTCGTGTATTCCTGGTCGAGTCTGCCATCAACGCGCTGTCGATCGACACGTGCAATCTGCCAGGCGCAGCGGCGTTTGCCCTGCGCGGCCTGTCCAACGTCGACGGCATCGACTTCTCGTTCCTGCAGGGCAAGCAGTGCGTCATCTGCATGGACAACGACGAGCCGTTCGGGCGGGAGCACCCGCGTGCTGGGCAACGCCCTGGCCCCGAGGCCGCATGGGCGCTGTATGAGCGCCTGACGGCGTTGAACATCAGCGCCATGCTGGTCGACCAGACCGAATGGGTACGCGGCCTGAACGACGACAAAACGTCGGTCGAGTCGATCAACGATGTGAACGACTACCTGCAAGAGCACGGCGCCGAGCGGCTTGCCCGGGCACTGGACAAGTTCGAGCCGTGGATCATCGCCGGCATGGCGGGCGACGAGACGCGTCGCGGCCGGCCGCGCGTCTATCTGCCCGCGCATGACTTCGCGCAGTACTGGCGCTTCCGCGTGAAGCCCGACTTCACCAGCTACGTCACCAAGATGGATCGGCAAGGCGAAGGTGATGTCGAGACGCCGGTGTATGCAGACCTGTGCGGCTTCCGAATCGCCTCCATCAGCCGCGTGTCGGTGGCCAGCGCCACGTCCACTATGACGGGCGATCCGGACCAGTCACCCACCGTGAATTTCGCAGTGTCCGTGCAAACGCCGCGCCACGGTGCGAAGCTGATCCGCCGGGTGATGATGGACGACCAGCTCCACAACACCGACCTGTGGGGCAAATTCGGCCCCATCTGGATGCCTGCCCCGTTCAAGCGCATGGTCAACATCCTGGAGCGCACGGCCGACCTCGGGGCGCGTGACGCGGCCAACTTTGTCGGCCTGGCCTGGCGTGATGGCAAGTTGATCGTCAACGAGGGGCCGGACTGCTATTTCACCGAGCCAGAGAAGCAGTGCCCGTACCACAACCTCACCTTTCCCAGCGGCCCGAAGCAGGACGCCCGCACAGTGCTGGAGGCCTTCCAAGCGACGTTTAAGCAGAACGCCGCCACCATCCCCCTGGTGTGGGCGCTGGGTGGTCACCTGAAGGCGTTGTTGGGCTTCTGGCCACACATGACGGTGCAGGCCGACAAGGGCGCGGGCAAGTCGACGCTCATCAAGCGCCTGGAGCGCGCTCTAGCCTTCACGATGTTCTCGGGCCAGAGCCTGCAGACCGAATTCCGGCTGCTCACCAGCGTGTCACACACCAGCCACCCCGTGGGCTGGGAAGAGCTGTCCGCGCGCAGGCAGGAGATCATCGACAAGGCCGTGGGTCTGCTGCAGGAGAACTATCAGTACACCGTCACCAAGCGCGGCACCGACATGACGGAATACCTCATCAGCGCGCCTGTGATGCTGGCCGGCGAAGACGTGCCCGTGCGCAGCCTGCTCGGCAAGCTGGTGCGCACTACGCTCACCGGCAAGAAGGGGCCGATCATGCCCGACGACCTGCCGCGCTTCCCCGTCAAGCAGTGGCTGCAGTTCCTGGCCAGCCTGGACAAGGCCGTGGTCTTGGCCGAGTACAGGAAGATCCACGCCTACTGCACGCGCATGGCCCGGGCCTCGGGCCAGGACGAGGGCGCCAAGCGCATGCTGACCAACTATGCGGCGGTCATGACGGCCTGGTACTACCTGGCGGAGTTCGCTGGCATCCACCACAGCGCCGGCAACTTCATCAACGACCTGCTGGCCGAGATGAATACGCACATCGCCGAGACCAGCGCCGACCGCGAGCCCTGGGTGTGGATCATGGAGACCGCGCTGTCGGAAGTGGACGCCGGCAAGTTCTCGTTCCCGCACGCCTTTGACACCGTGGAGGGCGAGCGCTGCATCCTGCTACGCACCAGCCACATCATGGACCACATCGCGCACAGCAACCCGTTGCGCGAGAAGTGGAACAGCCTGCCGGTGAAGTCCGACCGCGTGTTCAAGAAGCAGCTCTACGGCGCCGGTGTGGTCGCAGGTGAGAAGGAAGTCGAGCGCACCATCTTCAGCCGTCGCGTGGCGCACCTGACGCCGATTTCGCTCACACGCCTGGCGGGCTATGGCCTGTCGGTCGCGGTTCGGGAGGATGCCCATGTCCATGCCTAACACGCTGGCCACTGTGCCTTCCCCGTTCCATGCGGCCGCAGGCCGCTTCGTCACCTGCGCCTTGGCGCACTTCAGTCTGCCGGCCTGTGGCCGCGTTGTGGCTGTGCCTGGCGCCCACGGCGTGCCGTGCGGCAGCGTCCTGCAGGTGACGAGGTACGGCGCCGGCGGCGACCTGGTTGCCGTCTCCCCCGCACCCCCTTCAAGAGAGAGCCGGCCGGGAGCCTTCGGCCAGGCGCTGGAAGCGAGGGGCACGCATAGATTTTTTCAATGGGGGTGCACGGGCAGCGCAGAAAACCCGTGGAAATCGACCCTCGGTCGCGCTAAGTCCTTGATTCTGGAAGCGATGCCGTCCACAAGTCGGGGCCGATTTTCCACAGGTTGCGGCCGTTTTTCCACGGGTCGCGTTTCGGCCGCTTGCCCCGCTGCCCCTTCTTCCTCTCTCTCTAAATCATTGAAAGAGAAGAAGAACGAACAGGGAGAAAGGCAGGCATGGCGCGCGCATGGGCATCCACAGGTTAGGGCCGGTTTTCCACGGGTTGGGACACCTGCCTATTTTTTACTCCACGGATTCCACAGGTCGGAAAGGGCTAACTTGTGGAAACCCGTGGACGAGAAATCTTTTGGAATCAATCGGTTATGTCTGTGCGGGGGTGCAACCACGGATCCACAGGTTGCACTGCGTGTGGTCCCCTCGCGGGCCGGAAAAAGGGGGGCGTCATGACAGTGGTGAGCACCACGATTGACCTGTGCGGCGCTGCCAAGCTGCTGGGCGCACACCCTGAAACTGTGCGGCTCAAGGCCAAAGCTGGGGAGTTGCCGGGCCGCAAAGTCGGCAAGCGATGGATGTTTTCGACCATTGCCCTCGAACGTTACCTCGCCGGAGAATGGGTCCCGCGAGTTGTGCAGGGCGAACAGGCAAAGGAATGTGAGCCATGTCGCTCTTCAAACGCAAAGGCAGCAACAACTGGTATTACAAGCTCTACCCCCCTGGAGGCGGCACGCCGCTACAGGGCAGCACTGGAACCTGCGACCGCGCGCAGGCCCAGGAGTACCACGACCGCCTGAAGGTGGATCTGTGGAATCAGGCGAAGCTCGGGCAACGCCCGCGCTACACCTGGAACGACGCGGTGGTGCGATACGTGGAAGCACGCGCCGATCGCTCCAGCATCGAGACCACAAAGACGCATCTGCGCTGGCTTGATCGCCGGCTCTCTGGCGTCGAGCTGGCCGCGATCGGGCTGGATCGGATCGAAACGATTGCCGCCGCCAAACGCGCCGAACGGCGGACAGTGAAGACCCGCGACGGTGTGAAGGAGCTGCCCGGTACGGTCAGTTCCGGTACGGTGCGGCGGGTCGTGGGCGTGCTGGTGGCGGTGCTGAACGCTGCGGCGGAATGGGGGTGGATCGATGCCGCCCCCAAGATGAAGCGGCGGAAAGGCACGGCGAAGCGCATCCGGTGGCTGACGCCGGCAGAGGCGGAGCGGCTGCTTGGCGAGTTGCCCGAGCACCTGGCGGACATGGCGCGCTTCGCCCTGGAGACCGGGCTGCGGCGTGCCAACGTGACAGGCCTGCAGTGGTCACAAGTTGACCTGGTGCGCCGGGTTGCCTGGATTCATCCCGACCAGGCGAAGGCGCGCAAGGCCATCACCGTGCCGCTGTCGGAAACCGCCGTGGCGATCTTGCGACGGCAGTTTCCAAAGCCCCGACTGCCCGAACACGTAGACAAAGTGTTCGTGTACAGGGGTGCGCCGGTGTACCAGACCGTCACGGCGGCCTGGCGCAAGGCGCTGGTGCGGGCACAGATCAGCAACTTCCGTTGGCACGACCTGCGCCACACGTGGGCGAGCTGGCATGTGCAGCGCGGCACGCCGCTGCAGGTGCTGAAGGAGCTGGGCGGGTGGGAAACGATGGAGATGGTGCAGCGGTACGCCCACCTGTCGGCCGGCCACCTGGCGCAGTGGGTGGTGCCGCTTACCGAGACGCCGGAACAGGCGCCGGAGCTGAAGGTAGCTGCAATTTAG